CCTTCTTATCCTGTTCCTACAATAACTAAAAAGGATTTAGAAGAAGCACAATTTGAAGCAATTTCAAAATATGAAACATTAAGGAAAGCAAGAAAGGAAGAAAAGAGAAAGCAACAAGCTATTGAGAAATCAAGAAAGGATTTAGTTGATAAACTGAAACCCACAGGCTATAGATACAGGGATGGCTCAAATAGATGGGATGCTTGTTATTAATTAAGGTGTTAATGATTGACACCTATACATTTATAAGAGTTCTATAGATATCATTTCTATATGAGTATTTTATAGCAGGTGTCTCTGATTGACACCATAAATATATTTCGTTTTAAAAATGTAATTCGTTTAAAAATAATATATAATTTAGATTATAAAATATAATGAAATCATGTTTAGTTTTAGGAAATGGAAGCTCTTTGAAAGATTTTGATTTTAATAATATTACAGGAGACTGGATTGGTTGTTGTTTAGCTTTTCGCTATTGGGATAAGATAAATAAATATCCTGATTATTATGTTAACGTTGATGAAGTTGTTTGTCAAAATCCTGAAGTAATTGATTTCATAAAAAAAGATAAATGCAAGATGTATTTAGTCAGTCAGTCAATTCAGAAAGTATGGAAAGATTATCCTAAAGACAAAATCATTTTTATTGAGCATTTAATGTGTGATCCTAGAAGTATTTTCAAATATATCAGAAACTGGTGTTCTGGTTCAGCTTCTGTTGTTTTAGCTTTAGATTTATATGAAGATATACATATCGCAGGCTTTGATTGTGATTATGTTGAGTTTATCCCTGAATGTGAAAAATTAGATGACGGAACATTAAGAATTGTAAAAACTCCTAAAAATAATCCTAATTACTTTTTTAATGATTATCAAAGGCAAGGAGATAAATATAATGTTCCTAATGGAAAAAGAGTTCATCTTCAATCATGGAAAGAGCTAAGTGAAATAAACCGCCATCTATCTGTTATGTTTCCTGAATGCAAAAGAAAGATTACAAATTATAATAATAAGAAATCTATATCAGAATATTTTGAAACTAAATCATTAAATTGTTTAGGGTGTCAATCAGAGACACCTTCTCGCGAAGCAACGACAAGAATAGCTTTTTGTGTTCCTTCAACAAGTAATAAAAAGAACTGGACAACATTAGAAGAAAGTTATTTATTTAGTATTCTTTTACCTTCATTAGAAATATTATCTGATTTCAATATTGAAGTTTATATTGGTTATGATCATGATGATGAATTATATTCAACTATTAAACTTCCTAGTACCTACGGCAATAAAGATATAAAATTAAAATGGTTTTCTTTTGATTCAACTCATAAAGGTAATCCTTGCAAAATATGGAATAACTTAACAAAGAGAGCTATTGATGATGGAATTGAATATATACAAATAGGCGGAGATGATATCATGTATGATGGAAGAAAAGAATGGCTGGGAAAGTTTATTAAATTATTGAAGAAAAATAATAATGTGGGATATTCAGCTGGGTTCAGTAATAATGAAAATATACCCACACAATTTTTAATTCATAAAAAACATTTCAATCATTTTGGTTGGGTTTTCCCCCCACAAATACATAATTGGTTTTGCGATGATTTCCTTTATGGATTATATAAAAATCAAGGCTCATGGGTTAAGGAATATAAACATCATAATTTAGGCGGAGAACCTAGATACACTCCTAATAATGATAAGAAACTTTGTGAAATGTTAATCAAAAGACACAGAAAAAAATTAAAGAGTTTAAATTAAAAAAATAAAATATTAATCAATATAAATGTTAAAAGTTTTAGAATTATTTTCAGGGACTAAATCTGTTGGAAAAGTATGCGATCAATTAGGATTTGAATCAGTTTCAGTTGATTTAATTTTACCAGCTGACCATCAAGTTGATATTATGGATTTTGATTATAAACAATATCCTAAAGATTATTTTGATATTGTCTGGGCTTCTCCACCTTGTACAAATTATTCTAAGCTTCAAGATGCGTGGATTGGTAGAATGAGAAAAGGTAAACTATATACAAAAGAATTACAAGAAGAAGAAATGAAAGAAGATGATAAATTAGTTTTAAAAACTTTTGAGATAATAAATTATTTTAATCCTGAATATTGGTTTATTGAAAACCCAGCAACAAGCAGAATGAAAGATAGACCTTTCATGAAAGATAAACCTTTTTATAATGTTGATTATTGTATGTATTCAGACTGGGGATATAGAAAGAGAACAAGGATATGGACTAATAAGGAAGGCTGGAACAATAAACTTTGCGATGGTTCAGGAGCTTGTGGGAATATGGTTGATACTCAACATAAGAAAGTTTTAGGGAATGGATATGAAATGATAGATGGAAAAAAAGTTTTAGTAAATACTAAAGCTAAAAGATTACTTCATAAAACTAATTTAGGAAATACTGAAAGAAAACAAAAAACTATGGGAAATGGAACAACTCAATTAGATAGATACAGAATACCAGAAGAACTTATTTTAAGTTTATTTTTAGATTAAAAAAATAAAATATCATATAAAATATATAAATGCCTAAAAAGTGTCCTAAAGGTCATGCGGTTTGTAAATGCGACATGAAGAAAAAATCAATTCCTAAGGTTTTGAAAGTCAAGGATGAAGACCCTAATGAAAACTTTGATGATATCCACCCTAACTTAATGGCTATGCCCAGTCTAACTTTGATAATTGGCTCAGTTCGCTCAGGTAAGAGTAATTTACTCGTAAATTATTTTTGCAATCCTGATTTTTATAAAGATAAGTTTGATGTTGTAAAGTTTATATCAACTACGTTACACACAGATAATAAGGGAAAAATATTAAGTAAACATTTTGATTGTATAGATCATTATGAAGATGGAATTATTGAAGAGATAAAAAAAGAACAAGGTAAATATGATAAAAGTGAAAGACCCACATATGCTTTAGTTATGGATGATGTTTTAACAAAAGATTTTAAAAAGGGAAATCAAGTAAGTTTTTTCTCAACGCGATTCAGACATTATATTGATTTCTATATTATTGCGGTTCAAAGTTTCAGGGCTGTGTCTGGAATGATTAGAAATAATGCAACTGATGTAATTATATGTAAACAACAAAATCAAAAAGAACTTGAAAAGATAGCAGAAGAGTATGGGGATATGGTGGGCGGTCATGATAATTTTATGAAACTTTATGATGAAGCCCATAAAGATAGATATTCATTTTTATATTTGAAATTATCTGAAAATCCAGCTGAAGCGTACATCAGACACGAGAGAAAAATATATCCTACAAGAGATAGTGATGAAGCTGAAGAATTAGAAATTGATGATATATAAAATTATTTTTTTTGTAAATAGATTAAAATATTCTTATAATTATAAAATGGATTTATATGGAACTTCTGGACAAGCTATTGCTCAAGGCAATATGAGAACTCAGAGCGTTAGAGATTTAAATGATAAAATACGTCAACATAATCAAGAAGTAGCTGATAGAATTACAGGATTACAACAAGGATTAAAAACTTCTGATACAATTAAAGCTGCTTTAGACACAGGAAAAACTCTCTGGGAAGGTTCAAAAATGCCTGGGGCTATTCAGACATATAATGAATGGAGAGCAGATAAGGCGAAGAACGCGGCTAAGGGTTCTAATCCTGATACAGCCGCAAATAATACACTTAGGGAAAATGCGACACAAGGAGACCCCATGAGACAAGCGATGGGAGAGAATAATTTAACGGCAGCAGCGGGAGAAGAAGTAAGGGCAGAAGGTTCGCCTGCTGGGGCTTCATTATCTGAAGAAGCTGAAAGCGTAGCAGGTTCTAAAGGTAAACTTCAAAATGGAATGGAAAGTCTTTTAGAAGATGGACTTACAGAAGATGGAGTTGCTAAACTGGGGAAAGCCGCTGGGGCTATTGGTGGAGTTGCTACGATGGGAATGGATTTATACCAGGATTTTAAGGGTGGAAAAGGTTTTCATCTTGCTGGAGATAATTGGGAAGAAAAGACTGGAAATGCTTTATCTCTTGCTGGGTCAGCTGCTGATATAATTGGAACTTTCTATCCCCCAGCTGCAATTATTGGGGGAGTTGTTGACCTTGCTTCATCTGCTTTTGATGCTATAGGTTCTAAAGTTGAAGAAGATAAACAAAGTGATGAGTTAAAACAAGAGCAACAAAAGGAAACAGTCCAGGAAGTTTCAGCTCCAGTTCAACAAACAATTACAACAGGAAGAACTCAATAATTAAAAAATAACTTTTTTGATTTTTTTTTTTATTTATTTTATATCTGTATAAGTTTATAAAATATGTCTGCTTATTGGTCTGCTGATGATAGTGTCCGCGTCGGTGAAACAAAGATTTCTGTTCCTAGTGAAAATGGGCTTGATTACAACCCAGGGCAGAAGATACAAATATTCCTTGACCCATCCACAAAATACATGGATGGGCGAGACACGTATTTACAATTTAACATAAGTTTATCGCTTCCTTCTGGTAAGGCTCCTACTCGCCTTCAGCTTGATAAATGCTCTTCTGTTTTAATCAAAAATATTAGGGTGTATGATGGTTCGCGTGGTCAGCTTCTAGAAGAGATTTCTGACTACTCAACTTATGTTGCTGTAAAATATGATTATGATAAAGATAATAGTGTTGAAAACATGAGAGCATTAAAGGAAGGTTGCTCTGTTCATACTCCTGAAAATCGTGGAACTCAGGGAACTAGTAAATCTGCTATGGCGAATACTATAACTAATCCTTATTTTAAGTCAACAACTGGAAATCAAAGTACGCCTTTTACAAATACTGATTTCCTAAAGGCTAAGGTTTGTATTCCGCTCCATACTGGTATTTTTGCTAATTCTGATACAATTTTCCCAGTTGGTATGACAAATGGATTATATATTGAAATTGATTTAGCACAAGCTGAAGATGTTGTTAAGCAGTTAGATAGTGTCCTTCGTGATGTAAGAACTCCACTCAATCCACACTTCCATAGTTTAAATGGTTCTTCTGCTCCTAACAACTGGGCTGCTGGAACAGCTACTACTAAGGTTTACATAGATACTGAAAACAACCTTAAAGGTGCTGATAGAGTTTCAAGGTTTCCATTTGTAGTAGGTGAAAAGTTTAAGTTCTGTAAGGCTGCGAATAATGCTTCAGGTTCTGCGTTTCATGGAGATGTTCCGCTAACTATTTCAGCTATCAATCTATCGGCTGCGGCTAATGCTTCTGCTGGTCTTATTGAAGTTCAATTTCAAAATGCTTCTGTCAAGGCTGGTGCTGATACAATCAATAGTGATTATGTTATGTATTCTACATCTGTTGCTGAAGAGAGTTCTTATGATGTTTCTTACAAGGTTTCAAATGTCAATCTAATTGTTTCTCGTGTTCAGCTTGATCCAGGATATGAGCGTGGAATGATTCAGAAGGTTAGAGAAGGTAAGGCTATTGAGTTTGATATTCATTCTCTTACAAATTATAAGCATAGTATTCTTGCGTCTGATAGACAAATTACTTTCCAGGTTTTTGCTCAGAATAGCAGGGCAAAGAGTTTGTTAGTTGTTCCGCAGGATAGTAGTGTTTACACATCTGCTCAAAAGATTTCTGCTTCTGGTACTTATGTTATTAAGGGTTCTAATTATTCTGTTGCTCCTGCTACTATCGCAAAGAACCCAGAAGATACATGCTTAGCTTCTAACCGCACAGCATACACAGGAATATGCGACCAGCTTTCTTCAATTCAATTTACGCTAAATGGAAAGCGTGTTCCATCGCGTGAAATCTCTACAAAGAAGATTGCAACTAAGAAATCCATAGATGCTTACCATATCTATGAAATTGAAAAAGTATTAGATAATTCTATGATCCAGCCTAGGAGTTTCAGCGAGTTCAATAATAACTTTATTTTTGGACGCGGTTTCTCTGCTGGTGGTCAGAATGGTGTAATGGATTTACGTGGTAAGGATTTAGCAGTCAATCTTAAGTATCTGACTGATACCGCACCTGACAAGCCTAAGCTCTTCCAGAGTTTTGTATTCCACCTAAGGCGTTTAGTTGTTCGTGAAGGTTCTGTTGAAGTAATCATGTAATCAATAAATATTTATCCTATTCATAATTTCTTTTTTTATATCAGAATAACCTTCTTTTTGTGTCGCAAAAGTTTCATTATGACAAATACATTTATAATCTTTGAAAAGTTTATTCCAGTAAATATCTAAATTATTATCTCTAGATTTTCCTTTTTTTAATCTTGATTCAATTCCTTCTTGTAAATTATTTATTAAATCATTATAAAGAGTATTTTTTACAAGATGCCCAGATGTCCATTCAGCTTGATAAACTCTACTAAAATTGTGATTTATCTTTTCTCGTTTCTTGATTAAATTACAAAGTAAAAGAATATCATATTCTAATTTTTTTATTTCATTTTTTTTAGCAAACAATAAATTATTTTGTTTCAAATGTTTTATTTGTTTCTTTGATAGTTCAGATTTATCCTTTATTTTTTCAGGGGTGTTAATGATTGACCCATAAGAATATTTCTCAGGTAATTTTATATTATTGAAATTATTATTTTTATAAAACATGAAATCATCTTCAAGAATAATAACTTTATCTAACTTTCTAGCTCTTGCTATTTGTAAACATATAATATGAGATTTTGCACATCCTATATATCCATCTTCATGTTTAATAGCTGAAACTCTTTCATAATCATAACCTTGTAAAAGTTTTTCCATATGTTCGCGTCTGTCTTTTCTTTCATCAAGATTGATGTAAAGTATTTTAGGAATTGATTTAGGTTTTCTTTCATAAACAACATGAAAATCTTTATTTGAATAAACTTTCTGAAATCCTAAATTAAAAAACTCTTTTTCAAGATAATCATAATTACAATAATCTGATCTATCTTTTTCTATGATAATGAGCCTTAAATTATCAAAAAGATTTTTGTTTTCATTATAAAAGGTTTCTAAAAATCCTTCGCAATCAGCAAATAATACATTAAAAGGTTCTTCAGGTAAAGAATAGTTAGGGGGATCAGTTATTGACCCACCCTTACAAGTAAAGGCTGCCCAGTCATTATTATCAGGAAAGTTTCTACTATCCTTGATTATTTTAAGTTTATTTTTGCTGATAGTTCCTTTAATAATATTAAAATGACAATTATTATTTTTCTTATTTTTTTCTAATGCTTCCCATACTCTAATATCTGGTTCAACTGAATATTGATGAGTTTTATTTTTTAGCTTAGAATTAATTGCACATGAAACTCCGCCATATCTTGCTCCTAATTCTAAAACAAAATCATCAGATTTAATATATTCTTTTGCTAATTTTATTTCAACTGATTCATATCGTTGATAATTTACTTTTTCATTTTTTTCGTTTACAAAGTTCATTATATTATAAAAATATTTTATTTATTTTTGTTTCTAATATTTTATATTTTATTTAGTATAAAAATATGAGTTCTCGTTATATTGAAATTAGACCTGATAATATCCCAGCTGATGGTAAAATCTCTTTCAAAAATGGTTTCCCTGTACTATCTTTTACTATTTCCGCTCAGAGTGGAATGTTAGATCCACGTTCTATCAGAATTGTAGGAGATTTCGCAGCTTACAAGGATAACCTTGCTACTCCCACTCCATTAACTAATGGAGACCATATTACTATGAATAGTCGCTTAGGTATTTACAATTTATTTGATACGTTAACTATTCGCTCTCAGCGTTCAAAGATGATTTGTGAGAGCATTAGACATTATGCAAAATACATGAACACCTATATGGCTTTAACTTCGTCTGCTCTTGGAGACCAGCTAGGTCATCTTTCTCAGACTTGTTTAATTCAACCTAATCCCACAACTTTCAGAAAATCAGTAATGGAAAGTCCTACAACTTCTGTGGCTCAGACTAACTCTTTTTCTGCCCACATTCCTTGCGGTTTTATTCAGTCTGGTAATATGGTTGATTTACGCCCTGATGCTTTTGGTGGAATTGTTATTGAGTTTTTACTTCAGCCTGATAGTAATGTTCTTTTCCAGTTAGCTGGAGATACTACTGGGATTGGGGACGCACACTATGAATTATCTAACCTTAAGCTAACCTGTGAAATACAAGACCCAGGAGACACGCCACCAGCACCTGAAGGAACTATGGATTTTAATACTATTACATCTCTCTATACTTCAATTAATTCTACTAATGCTCAGATACAATATTCTCTTGCTCTGCGTCAAGTTCATTCAGCATTTATGACTTTCATGCCTGTATCTAATATTAATACGTTAACAAATGATGGACAGGCTACAACTTACCCATCTGGTGTGGGTTCAAGTAAAACTGCACTCGCTAAAATCAAGAGAGTTCAGTTTCTCAAGGGGGGTGTCAAATATCCAGCAGATTTTGACTATGTAGCAAATACAGAAGAGACTGGGAATGAACTTTCGCAACTCCCTGATCCCCTTATTGTTAAGGGTTTAGTTGATGCTCTTGTTCCAGCATATGGAATGGGTCGTTCTTCTGCTTCTCCTGCTAACATGAATAGAAACTATAATATGACTACAAGCATAGCTGGCGAGTTTTCATACAACAATATCCCACTAGGTGGGTCTATTATGGGATTAGGTGTTAAGTATGGTTTAGGCGGTGGCGAAGATTTCTCTATGGAGCAATTTGGTGTGAGTATTGATAGCGAACTTACAGCAGATAATCCTATCGGTGTTTATATTTTCATCAAGTCTGCGGCTCAACTTGTATACAACAGAAATGGAGTTCAGCTTAGTCAGTAAGTAATATCATAGATTGCTAAAGCTTATCATAGATTGCTAAAGCTTATTATCTATACCTTAATTTTTGATTTTTTTTTTGTTTATTTTATATCTTTGTAAGGTTATAAAATAATGGACGTTGAAAGCGATACACAGCCACCGCCACCCACTCAATCAAGTGCTAAGCCCCTTGTCGGTCAGGATGATGGACGAACTCCTGATTTTCTCATGCTCCAGTCTATTCCTGTGAATTATGTACAGCAGTTAGAGACTGATTTGCTTGAGCCAGTTGTATTTAATCAGGGAACTGCAACTTCTGATGGTTTCTGCCGTTTTACTCTACAGAATAAGGGTTTCCTTCATTCTCATTCTAAGATTTTCCTTTCTCTGAAACTTGCTTCAGGAGCTAATGATAGTTCTTTCCCTATGCCCCACGTAGGAATAGGTCAAGTTGTAAAGAAGGCTGTTTTGAAGATAGGAAATAAAGCAATTAATGAAATTGATTCATGGCGTCATCTTTTCTCAGTTAAGTCTGCTCTAATTACAAATGAAAATAACCTTGAACGTGAACTTTATATGACTGGTCGCGGTATGGCTCATGATTTCAATTATACTCTAGGCTCTCGTTTTGAAGCTGCTGGATATGGTTTAGATAATGGGCTTGAGATAGAACAGACAGAAACAGGAACTCTAACAAATAGAAATATTCCTGAGTGGTTGCGTGTTAGTACTGATGAAAAAACAAATCCATCTCTTGCTATTGATTTATCTGATTTATTCCCCTTCCTAAAAGTTCATCAGCTTCCGCTTTACATGATTAATGAGCCTATTAATATTGAATTAACTTTCTACCCCCAGAAGGGTCAACGTATTCAGATTAAGGAAGGTTCTACTGCTGATATCAACTGCGAAATTGTAAGGGATGAACTTAAGTTCTGTGCTGATTACATTTTCTATGGTGCTACTGATGAGATGGAAAGATACCAGAACGCAAATCCAGAGATTAACTTTTCATTTGATGATTATCGTGTAGTAGAACACAGCACAACTCAGGCGGCTGTTCGTCAGAGTGTTGTTCGCAATCTAGGTATGGCTAATCGCCTTGTTCCACGTGTTATTACTATGCTTAGTGATAGTAGTGTAAGTGAAGATGGTTTACTGGGTGAAGTTAATGCTCTGTCTCCGCTTGTTAATGCTTCTGGTGTTGTGGGGGCTACAACTAAGACAGCCTACAATCTCAAATATAATGATAGATTTGAATACACTACGGCGATTGATAATAACGCAAGGCTATTTAGTGAATTAACACATTCTGAAGGTATCCCCTTCATTACTCGTCAAGAGTTCTCAGATGAATGTAAGTATGGCGGTATTAATGCTTCTTATGCTGGTCATGATCAGGATGCAGAGCTTACTGGTCAATTCTTTTACATAGGAACTAAGCTAACAAATGGGCGAGTGGGTCAACGTGGTATTGATTTATACATTACTGGTGATTTTCCAGCAGGTCTTGATGTTATGCGTAGTTTCTGTGAATATGTAAGGGTTGCTACACTCAAGGGCGGTATGTTTGAACTCTATAATGCTTAAGGTGTTAATGATTGACACCTGGATATTTATAAGAGTTCTATATGTATCATT